GATTCGAACACTGCTGCGACGGGAAAAGTCCTAAACGCAGAAGACGCATCGACGTGGGCTCCAATTGATCTTACGAGCACGACAGTACGCTTAAAATTCAAAGCACTCGGTTCTACCGACGTTAAATCCACCATTACTATGAGTCGACATGCGCCTTACACGGACGGCAGAGTGTTTATGCTTTGGCCTACAGGAGTGTTAGACGCGGCTGGTACTTTTATTGGTGAAGTTGAGATTACTAAAGACAGCGGTGGAGTACACACTGTTTTTGACCAGCTTAAATTTAAGGTGCGTGGCGACTACTAATGGCTATTAGCGCGCAGGTACTCGGTCAGAACATTCAACTTAGTGAAATCACTATAGTTGACCGCGCGCAATTACCCCTTATTTCTTCAGCCACTCCTTACGCGGGCATCCAGTATCAAAATCTGGTAGCCAGAACTAGCGTTAAGAAGATGGTGGCTGCACGTATCTTTACTGATGCAGATCCGAAGAACCGAATCCTTACTGAAGCAACGGGCATTACTGATCTATCGGCTATGTCGCTTTCTAAGCCTTTAGACGATCAAGCCACGCTAGCTGATGTGACTGCTTTCTCGTTATCGCGAGGGTTTGACGAGTCACTGTCTACTTCAGAAACATTTGTGTTCTCCGTTCATTTTGAACGCAGCTTTTTTGACTATGTTGCGCTAGACGACATTAGCAGTGTCGATAAGTATTTCGATGCGAATAAGAACAATGTGGCAATGCTGTCTGACAGCACCGCGTTTGGCATGTCGACTGTTTACTCTGACTCTGCGTTAGTGCAAGAAGCTCATGAATTCAGTGTGAATAAATCACTCACAGAATCTGTTGGGGTATCAGACGTACTGACACTCCTTATTTCTAACACCACAACACCCATGTTTAACGTGGTTAATTTTAATGCTAGTACCTTCGGGTAGGGACAAACATGATTACTGAACATTTAAAAATGACAGGTGCGTTAACTGTCGAGAAAAACGGTGAGGTAGTTCATCGTATAAATAACCTTGTTGTCACGGCTGGCAAGAACTTAGTTGCTTCGCGTTTGGCGGGGGCAGGTTCGAGTATTACGCACATGGCAGTTGGTTCAGGCACATTAGCTGCAGCGGCTTCGCAAACAGCGTTAGCAAGTGAGTTACAGCGTAATGCACTTACTGTATCTGGTGGCTCTGTGGTTAATAACACTGTTGAATACGCTTCAACTTGGGCTGCTGGCTATGGAACAGGAGCGTTAACAGAAGCGGGTTTATTTACCGCAGCTGTTTCGGGAACAATGTTAGCCCGAACTGTGTTTTCTGTAGTGAATAAGGGTGCCAATGACGCAATCACAATCACCTGGACTATTACGATTTCTTAAATGAGTAGATTATGAGTATTAAGTATACTAACGACGCGCGAACAACGCTTGCTGCAAATCTAAGCGCAGTTGCTACGTCTATGACTGTATCAGGCAGTGCTTTATTTCCCACTTTAGGGAGTGGCGAGTATACGCACCTGACGCTTACTGATGCTACCGATACTCTGAAAGAAATTGTTAAATGTACTGCGATCGATGGCAACATATTTACGATAGTTCGTGGCGAAGAATCCACTACAGCACGATCTTATATTGTCGGTGACAATGTACAGCTACGCATAACTGCGGGGTTGTTAGGGGCTGCAATATTAGAAGGCAACTACAGCCATCCAGCTAATCATGCCATCTCTGTTATCTCAGGACTTCAAACGGCTTTGGATGCGAAACTTGATGCCAGCGTGATTCCTGAGGGGGCGGTGTACACAGACACCATCTACTCGCCTCCTGCTTACAAGGCTATTAGTTACATCACAGGGCTACAGACTGCTTTGAATTCGAAGGTTGATGATGCTCAAGTTTTGACTGACGTACCGGCCGACGCATTATTTACAGACACTATTTACTCGCCTCCTGCTTACAAGTCTATTAGTTACATCACAGGGCTGCAGACTGCTTTAGATAGTAAGGCCAATGCCAGCCAAGTACTGACGGATGTGCCTTCTGGTGCGGTGTTTACCGATACTGTTTATTCACTGCCCTCACAGACAGGTAACGCGGGTAAGGTTTTGAAGACAAATGGCACTTCGCCAAGTTGGGTGGCAACTTCAGATGCGTCAGGTTCTTCAATCGCCATGTCAATCGCGCTTGGGGGCTAATCATGCAAAACATTATTGGAACTATCTATGAGTAACGCATTTAAGAACAAAGGGCTCGCACTCACGGAGGCTGTGCAAACTTTGTACACGGCCCCAGCATCAACGGAGTCTGTGGTGCATGCCGTCTTTCTTACTAACACGACTGATGGTTATGAAGGGTTTGTCACTCTTATAGTGAACGACACCTCTGAAAGTACGGATTATACGATTTTGTACAGGGCACCTGTTCGACCAGGCAGTACTTTGACATTTGATAAGCCGATAAATTTGGAAGCAGGAGACAGTCTGAAGGTTAACGCTTCAAGCGACTCGCTGATGACTGCATTTTTAAGTGTTTTGGAGGTTAGCTAATGTCTTATATAGGTGTCCAACCCAATGAATCAGTTAGCCACAGCCATGAGACTTTTTATGGTTTTAAGCTAGACAAGGCCACAGGCGGCTTAACAGTTGAAGTTATTGATGACGGATCTGTAAAACTACCCGATAGCAGTAATGTGTTAGACGATAGTGATTATCGTGACTATTTTTGGTCACAAAACAAACTAATGTACCAATGGGGTTCCAATGGTCACATCGAGGTAGTATACAAATGAGCACAACTATTGATTTAGGTAAGCTACGTTTTAACTGGGTAGGGGAATGGGCATCTAATGTCCAGTACGAATCCAATGATTTAGTACGGCATGGTGGAGATGTCTATGTGTATATCTATGCACTAAAGGCAAGCGGTCAAGCTGTAACAGAATCAGCATATTGGGCTTTAGTACAGGAAGGTCTTTCTTGGAAAGGCGAGTATGTTGCAGCTACTGCGTATAAGCGGCATGAGGTTGTTCATCACTCAAACAACGCATACGTTAATATACTAAGTGAACCCTCTGCAGGTAATGCGCCCCCAAACGCCACATATTGGCAGCTACTTGCTACCGGTATTAAGTTTGAAGGTGAATACAACAACGCAACTGTTTACCAGAAAGACGATATTGTTTACTACGGGGCTAACACTTATATTTGTATCGTCAATTCCCCTGGTGGAAATTTACCGACTGATGCAACCTATTGGTCTACATTCTCACACGGCATTCAGTGGGAGGGTATTTACAATAACGCATCTAGCTATCAAAAAGACGACGTTGTTACTTATGGCGCTGGTGTTTACATTGCCAAGTTAGACACTGTAGGTAATCTACCTACTGATGCAAGTAAGTGGGACGTCCTTACAAGTGGAATTAAATACACTGCTGCTTGGGATACTTCTAAAGCTAACTACAAGATCCATGATGTTGCTACCTTTGGTGGTAATGCATTCATTGCGGTTGCAGACAACCCCACAGCTGGAAGCGCACCCTCAGTTAACACTGCTCAATGGGACGTACTTTCGTCTGGTATTCAGTTTGAGGGTCAATGGGTCGTTGGAACCACTTATCAACCAGATGATGTTGTTGTCTATGGAGGAAGTACCTACATAGCTCGCATTATAACTACAGGTGATATACCAGATTCTGTTGCAGCTTCTTGGGAAGTGCTTGCTTCAGGTCTAAAAGGACGTGGTCAATGGGCAACATCTACTGCTTACATTGCAAATGATATTGTTTCTTATGGCGGTAAAACATTTAAAGCTTTACTTACTCATGCATCTACTGTTCATGCAACAGACCTTGCAGCAAGTAAATGGGAGCAATTCTCTGGTGGTCTTGATTGGAAAGGAAACTGGACAACTGGTACCGCATACAAAGTAAATGACCTTGTTAACTCTGGTGGTTCTGTATATGTAGGAACCGCAGATCACACATCAGGTTCATTTGCTGGAGATTCTTCATACTGGGCAACATTTGCTAATGCTGGCACTGATGTTGGATTAACAATAACCTCACACGGAGACTTATTGTACCGAGCAGCATCAGGTCCAGCTGCTCTTAACGCTGGAGTTAGCGGTCAAATGTTAACTACTCAAGGTGCTAACGCAAACCCTGCATGGGTTACGGTAGAAGGCGCTACCATTGCAAAATATTTAATTAATTCATAAGGTAATTATCATGGCTGAACAAGTAAAAGTGTTTTCTAACACAATAAATCAAAGTGCACCTGCATCTGAAACAGAGCTTGTGGTTACACTTATGAGCACAAGCGCAACAGAAAAGGCAGTTATAAAAGACGTAACTTGCAATGGAGCAGGAAATGCTGTTTTAAAATTAAATGGAAACCCAATAGTAACTGGTACAAAAGAGGGTAATTTAGTTGCCTCTGGATCTTTAATTGTTGATGCTAGCTCTACTTTAACTATTACATTCCCGAAAATTACTGGAGAGGCAGGAGCGACAGGCTTCACAGGAATGGTGTTCTCTAATGGAAGTGACGGAGCCACACAACTGGATAGCAATGGAACAACTGCTATTCCACAAACTGTAGTAAACAAAACAGGCAGTGATAACTCTGCTAGTGGTGCAACAGTAATTAATAAATCTGGAGTCACCCAATATGCCCGTTATTGGCAAGGCACACTTTACTACGGAACCTCAACAGAGTGGAATTCCAACAACCCTTCTTATTCATCTGGTTTTGGCAGTGGTAACGGTATGTGTTCGGATGGCGAACAGTACTTTTATAACATTGCATCTGGTAATAGTAACCAAAGCACTATTTACCGTCGTGATATTAACACTGGTAATGACTCTAACCTTTCAATAGTTTCTGGCGGTAATGTTAACGAAGTTTCAGGTCAATCTAGTAACCAAGGTGCTTTTCTTGTTTACCATAATAAAAAACTATACACAAAGATGGATGGAACCCACGACTATTTCTTTATTGTAGATATTGACCCTACAAGTGCTACTTATATGCAAGCTAATAAAGTTCAAGGTAATAATACAGGAACTAATAGTTTTCATTGTGGTTCATATTCTTCTGGCGCAGCTATGGTAACTACGACAGCTGGAGTTTCCTATCTTATGGAGCAAGGGGATTACGGTTGGTGGTCTTACAATATAGCTACTGGGGAGACTTATAACAGTTATTACGCTTTGAGCGCTAGTACCCAAGGTGATGAAACTTCTACAGAATACGGACAGCGTGGATTTGAAATGGCTCCTGGAATATTTGTATGTTTAGGTGAGCAGAGTGACAGATATTGCCGTGTTGATATGAATGTAAGCCCACCTACTTGGACAAGTGATACAGGTTCTAACCCTTACTTGGCTCAAGACTCTATTGGCAACTCTTGTGCTGTAGCTGGTAGGCTTCAATTCAAGGATTTACCACGAACATATACAACTTACGTCTCTGGCGTATCTATTACAGGAGTTTAATAATGGGTTTAGTTAAAGATTCAAGCTCCTTTAGTGGTGGCTCTAGTGGTTCTGGTGGTGGCGCTGCTGCTGCTGTTGGTCAGGCATTTTATGGCACTGGCTCTGGCTCTTACACTTGGAGATGCCCTGCGGGAGTAACCTCGGTTTCTGTGGTAGCTATTGGCGGTGGCGCTGGCTCTAATGGTGCTACGTCTTCTGGTCACGGAGGCGGTGGCGGTGGTGGCCTTGGTTGGAAGAATGGCATATCTGTTTCTGCTGGCACAGACTACGTTGTGATGGTAGGTAAAGGGGGCAACAAGGGTAGTGACAGCAATAATAGTGGTACTGACTCTTACTTTATAAGCGGTTCGACAGTTTGCGGTAACGGTGCTAGTAATGGTCACGCTGGCGGCAGCTTTACAGGTGACGGTGGTGGTAACGGTGGTAACGGTGGCGGCAGTAACGGTGCTGGTGGTGCA